AGTGTCTGCCCTAAATAAGTGATTTATTAACGCTGCTTCCAAATAGTCGCTCATAGCGTCTGACATAATTATATTCTCCCGTTAGAAGCTTGCTAGTTCCGCTCTTTTCCAAGTGTCCGTTGCTACACAGATATATAAAAAATATACTCCATCTGTGGCAGCAAAATTCATCTGCCCAGCACTGCACGTAGCTGAAGCACTTGAAGGAGCAGAATCATCCCAAAAGATAACAGAATCAGTAGTATCAACAAAACCCGTCCTCAAATCTTCTGGGCTAATTTCTCCTGATACATTATCAGGAAGCAAAGAATTTATGACATTATTGATTAAATCTGTTTTGGTTCTTTGAGTCATAGATTTTCTCTATTTTTACACCTGTCCACTGTATTATACACCAGATAAGAAAAAACCGCCCCCAAAAATGAGGGCGGTTCTTATGAGCAAAAGTCGTAAAGACTTTAGAAGGAGCCGAGAAGGATTCTTCTGTTATCAAGAACGGCGAAGCCTAGTTCGGCCCAGCCGTAGAAACCTGCTCTCTGGTGACGATGAAGAGTGTCATCTTCAAAGATCTGGACTTCCTGCTTGACAGGCATGATAAAGCTGTCATTCTTGTCCAAATCAAGACCAACGATTAGCTCAGGGTCTGTGCCCTGTAGTGAGCCAGCTAGCTGGTCTGAGAAGAATACCTGATACTCTTGTCCTTCACCAAGCTCATCCATGTCATGAAGGTTGACACCGAATACGCGAGTGATAATGGAAGCGTCGTCACCAGCCATGTAGATCTCTCTACGGGTGACTTCGTCTACCTGATCGATACCCCAGTTACGGATATCTTCCAGAGCTTCTGGGCTAAGGTAGATGTCGGAAAGTCTTCCACGTCGGACAGAACCGGTATTTCCACCACCGTTACGACGCATGACAGTCTTCATAAGAGAAACGAGTCTCTTTGTAAACTGGCCATCTGCGGCGTCACCGTCAAAGACCAAGATGTTGCGATCAACACCAGCAGCAAGCAGCGTGTGCCAACCATCATCGTTCATCTTCTTAACGAATCCAGCTTCTAGCACCTGCATGGCACGACCAACAACGTCCCAACGAGCCTCTCTTGCATAACGCAGGAGATAGTCGATTGAACTTGCAACTGTATAGGTCGGGACCATAACATAGTCGCCTTCCACGGCACGTTCTGGGATGCGACCATGACCGGGGTTAGTATAAGCAACGTGCTCATTCTCTTCACCCGGAGCAAGGAGGTCTAGGGGAAATTCTACAGAAGAACCGGGTTCCATAGGCATTCTTTCAAAGATGCCATCAAGAACGTCACCAATAAGAACGCCCTGACGAAGTGGGCTTTCTAGAGCGACTGCTAATTCGTTCTGCGCCTGAAGAGCTTCATTCTTATCATTGCTACCAGATCGTTTCAGAAGCTCAATAAACTGTTCGTCTGGTCTAGTCATTCTACTCATCTATATTCTCCTTTTGATTTAATCTAGATTAAACGTCTTTGTGACCAAAGTTAGGTAGATTAATTTCGACCTTGACGTAACCATCTTCGTCAGCCTTGGAAAGGAATCTTCCAACAGCTAGACGATCCTGCTCGTCAGTGGCACCGGGCTTGCTGGCAGTAAGATTTCCAGCAGTACCCGAGCTAGCATAGGCAGTCTGACCAGCAGTAATGCCAGTAGAACTATCTACACTATTGGTCACAACCCAACCCTTCTTAAGGAGAGTAACCTTGCCACCCTTTTGGACCTCATCCTTGTGCCAGTTAATGTGCTGACGGGTGAGATCAAGGTTTACAACGTCGTTGAGTAAAAGACCAACCGGAACAGCGTCGGCGTAGTTACCATAAGTAGCCGTAGCGTACTTAACCTTTGCCGCAGCGTGATCCATAGCAGCGCCAGAGCCAACAGCGTCTAGCACTACAACACCGCCTCTTGTGGCAGTACCTTCATTGTAAAAGAAACTAATGTCAGTATCGAGTTCATGTCTATCAGCTTTTAAAGCCATTGTCTATTCTCCTTTTAAAGCAAAATAATATTTTTACTTGAATTACTCGTTCAAACCTGACGTGGTATGAAGCACGTTAGTTGCGAGCCATTGACTGGCAGAAGTTCTGGCGTCATCTAAGCCATCATCACCAGCGTCCACCATAGTAACCTCTTCTTCTTCCTTAACACCATCAAGATCTTCAGCATCGGCAGTCGTTTCGTCTTCATCTACATCTGCTTCGATCTCTTCTGTAACTTCTGCTTCTACTTCCGTAGTTTCTTCAGAAACTTCTTCTGTATCTTCAGACTGAGTCTTTGAAAGAAGAGCAACGATTTCATCGAACACTGCATCTTCAGTGTCTGCAAACTTTTCGAGAGTTTCTTCAATAGTCTCATCGCCAACGCCAGCCTCAGTTAGGGCGGACTTGCGAGCCATAAGCTTTGCTTCAGACTCATGGGCTTCAATCTTAGACAAGGCTTCAGAAAGCTTCTCATCTTTTTCCGTTAGCTTCTCTTCTAGTTCAGCTAAAAGAGCTTCTTGCTCACCAATCTTAGCATCTCTTTCGGCAATTGCTTCGTCTTTCTCAGAAACCTGAGCTTCAAAAGCACCAACCTTTAGTTGAATTTCTTCTGTTTTCTTTGTTTCCATTTCGGCCTTTAGATTTTCGGCGTCTTCCTTAGCCTGATTGAGTTCAGACTGAAGGAGGTCAACCTTGGCTTGTAGGTTATCTTCATTAGCCATTGTGACATTCTCCCTTATATTGAAATCAGTTATAGAATATGCTTTACTACCATGAAAAGGATCATTTTTAAGGATGACACTCTTGGGATTAGCAGGATTGCTAACCAGTCCCTTGCCAGAAAAGGCAATATTTCTTAGAAGTCTTCCTAGCTTATATCCTTCAAACTCTCCACCGCCTCCATAAGCCCTAAGATGTTTAGTCAGAAATGCTGAATCCTCATTTCTGGCAATAATCTTGTGATCCCCAGTCGGAGTCACAGCAGCGTAATCAAACCCTCTAAACAAACATTCCATGCTAACAAACCACTTGCCTTCTTCAATTTCTTGAATAATAGCTTCCATTCTTTCCTGACGTTCCGGGTCGCTCCAGCTATTATACAAAACAGCACTTGTAATAATATTAAAATCCTTGGGCAAGTTTTCAAAGTCTGTGTCATCTGAAATTTCAGCACCGGTCATGTCAACAACCATGTTGTCGGTTATATGGCCTATGATGTCATTTTCATTGTGCATAAAGTTGAATTGTTTGTCTTCCGGTGTTTTTCTAGCGGCCCAAGTTTCTGAAATGTCAAAAACATCATCATTCTTGTTCCATCCGCTAGACACTAAAACGGAATTGAGATAATATAAATCGAATTGGTCTGGATTACTTTTTCGACCCTCGGCCAATGTCAAAGACTTTGCCCTTTCCTGCTCTTCGGCAGTGGGGGAATGTGGCGAAGCCAAAGAAGAATATGCAATGCTGGAATTGGATTCTAGCTCGTGAGCCAACCCTGCATCTAGCTCTGCTTTGTAGATTTTTATTTTCATGTTTTACCTCATAAAAGTATACACCATAAAAAGAAATAAATCCAAAAAACGCTACTGTTTATGATACAGAGAGTAGGCCGAGGCTTGAATTTGTCTTGATTCTTCGAGATTGGGATTTTTCTTATTGGAATCCACAAAACCCCCTTTCAGGGAAATGATGTGGGATCTTATGTCGGGATGGACACCCAATTTTGCGTCTAAGATTTTTTGAACAGCCTCTGACGTTATGGATTCGTAAGGCTCTAGATTTGCCAATATCCCAAGTTTAATCTCTTCCAGATTGGTAGCTTCTTCTTTTGTGAGACCTCTTAGATTCTTTTTTCCGTAATGACATAACAGAGCCGGATTAAGAATGTCGGATATAGACTTCTGAGCCTCCACAGCCCATAGCATCGTATTAATGAAATCAGAATCCGCAGCAACGCGAGGCTTAACGACCTTTTGCTTTCTCTTTTCTTTATCCCTAGAATTTTTAGGTCTTCCATCTTCGGGTCTGCCAGTAGGCTGAAATTTTTGCTGCTGTTCAAATTTCTTCTGCTCTCTCTGCTCCCTCTTGTCTTCTTGTTCTTCCCTCTTCTTTTCGATTTGTAGGTCGTCTCGCCTGTCACCCGGTTTTGTGAAGGGGTGATCGCCAGTATCACCACAAGGTATCAGTCCGACATCCTCTGGCCCAAGCAAATCTTTTTGAAGTGCAATCTTCTCAAGATCATGCCTTCTTTCGGGATTGTGATAGGGGCCGGATTTCTGAGGAGAGAATTCATTTTGACGCTCTCTAGCTTCCCTCTTAATTCTTATTCTTTCGATTTCTGGAATCTCCCCAAATCTTTCTTGTACAGTTTCTCCACTGATTAAGTCCCTGTCTACCAATTGAATTAACAGATTTTTTTCTGCTGCTTCGTCTGATAATACCATCTGATCAAAATGCACTCTGGCCGGGAATCTAAAACCCATGGCCTTCTGAATGATTTCAATTTCATCCTTCCAAAAATTAATCAAAGTATTTCGCCCATACTCTAATCTCTCAACTAATACCTTTAGCGAGATGAAGTTATTGGTAAATCCTCCACCTTGCCCACTACCCAAGCCAGTCAAAGTGGGTGGAACTCCCAGACCCGCATATATATTTGTGAGGACAGGCTGGTACTTTTCAGAACCTAGAAATCGATACACTTGAGTATTAGATTCTTTAAAGTCTATCTCTGGCCCCCACACCAAATCCATTGTTCCGCCGCCAACATTGCTGGCAAGAATATCTCTTAATTTGTTAATGGCTCCTTTTGTGGGCAGAATCTTATTGTCCAAATCACCTATGGTCCACAATCTTATATTTGAAATGGCGCCATCTAAAGCAGAGATGTCAGCAAGTTTCATTTTTTCCAGCATGAGTATGTCATCTAAAATAGCATAGATCATCGGATAGGCCCACATTCTCCAGTCATCTTTTTTGTAGTAATAAACGGACAGCTTGTCAGGATCTATCGGGAGAATGTTTTGCCCATTTTTTATTGCCCTCAGTAAGTCTGGAGGCAATTGTGCTACAAGTTCTTTTTTGTTGACATCTTTAGAGTTGGAGGCATTAGCAATATGTTTTCTTAGAGAGGTGGAAATTTTCAGAGCAAACTGTGGCTTTCCAGCAAACAGGGCCAACTCTGCCCCGATCAGTTCAAGAGAAAGCGGGTTGAGAAAGTCATACTTCCATGGAATTTCACGATTAAAGACGGGCAGAGACTCTGGAATAATATCGACTCCACCGAGGGACTTGAGATCTTTTTCTACCTTTTTGTTTACCTTTGCATTTCTTTTTTTAACAATGACATTTCCGCATCTATAGAAAAGATTAAGAAATCTTTCTGATCGCTCTCTTCCCCCACATCGCTCAAACCACTTGCGATAAAATTGCTCTATGCGTTTGTTGGGATGTACCAAGGTTATTCCTTGACAAGCAAAATCTCCCATTAGGTCTATTACGTTTCTAACGATGCCTACCCTGTCATAGGCTGACATACACATTCTTATAGCTTCTTTTTGTCTGGCAGGTACAGACTCTTCGTCGCGAAATCTATTGTAGTCGTCTCTTACATAACTGGTGCGAACTGATCTGTTTGGCTCGATATCTATGAATGAACGTCTGGCCCCACTTGCCCTTTGCACTCCTTGATATTGATCAAGAACTCCTTCAGTTGTTCTTAGCGCCTCTTGCTTACTTGATTCGTCACTCCAAGTTACAAAAGCTTGCTCTTGAACCTGATTCTTTATTTCGTCTGCCATTTGTATTGTTCCCTTGTTAATTCAATTGATAATACGACTGGTATAAGGTATTATACACCAATCAATCATAAATTCCTCTGACGGCCTCGGTAAACCAAGACGGCCCTATAAAATCTGGACCATCTGATGGTTTTTTGATAAGGGTGGCGAATCCTCCCACTGTGTCGTAAGTTGGTGGAGGGGGATTTCTTTGAATCGTTCTGGCAGACATATTCGCCATAAGCAATGCGCTATACCTATCCTTTCTTAGCCTATCCTTTTTGCCTCCCGGTAGTTTTACTTCGGGGGTATCCCATTTGTCCCTCCCAGAAGGAGTCTGGCTCATAACGATCATGGATAACTCATCCTTAAGTTCTTCTATGTCCATTACGCAGTCTTCAAGAGTATCATATCTTCTGTCTCTCAGTTTATCTTCCGATATGGCTAATCCAATAGTGGCGGCATCGAAGTAAGGAAACAGTAGGACTTTATCCTCAAAATCCTTACGCATTCCGTGATTTGCCTCTGTGACCCAGTCTGATTTTGCAAACTGTATCATTTCCAAGATATGTAAACCCGGATTACCGTCAGTATCTTTGTCTTTGTCTGGATCAATAGTGGGCCATAGGGAAATTTCCCCGTCTTCCATCTTGTCTTCGTCATGAAGGGCTTCCATCACGGCTATTCCCCCTCCCTGAGCATCCATAGCAATTTCATCACAGGGAAATATTTTCATGAGGTTGCGAATCTTTCGAGCACAATAGCAATAAAAATCTGTCTCGTTAACTAAACCAGCTTTTAGTTTTTCTTTGTGGTCTGATCTTGTGGTAGTCCAACAGTAAACTATTCTTCTGTGATCTGGATTCATTTCCAGAACTACAATGCTAAAATTATCGACTTCAGATGCGGGATCTATACCATATATATATCTTCGATTATCGCTCCCTCTCAAGGCCGCTTGAAATTCTACTTTTCCGCTGGGTAGAGAGATGGGGTTTTCCGGTGAAGCGATACAAGACTCAATAAGAGATCTTTTAAAAAACCCATTACTGTCTGTAGAAAAGCAGGCGCCGTATTCCATCTGATAAATTCCAGAATGCATTGTAGCTCTAGAACGAGCAACCTGCGCGTCATCCATGAACCCCGGCGGAAGCAACTCGAAAGGGATTCTAATTATACTGTATTGTTCCCAGTCAAATCCGTTGGGTATTGCTTCCCCTCCAAAGATGTCAGCTAATCTTTCAGGTCTACCTTTGCTTTGTATAATCTGCTTCCATTTTTTCCAGTATTCTGCAAAATGGTTGAAATCATAAAATGCTGTACCAGATAAGATTATTTGGTTACCCATCGCATCATCTGTTGTGTCGGCCTCTATGAAAACTTCACCTAGCTCCTTTGCCTTTTTCATGGCTGCCAACCTTCTAACATTTTCCACCGGGGATGCACTAACAGCAGCAAAGCCAGCAACAACATTTTCAAAAATCGACCTAGGTATCGATGCAAATTCATCTGCAATAATGTCGTTTGCGCGCTGTCCGCGAATTTTAGATCCGTCACCTAGGGGTAGGCAGGTGATAGTGCTTTTCCCTATTATCATCCTGCACATGTCTACGTCTTTTCTTGGGCCACCACTTGGTCCGACGATGTCTCTAAGAATCGGAGAGTTTCTCCATATACCATCCATGTATTCAAACAGGACTTTAGATTGACGGAAGGCCGCTCCCACGATAACAATTTTTCGGTTAGGCATGAGCAAAGCTCTCATCATGGCGTAGAGAGATAAAACAAACGACTTACCGAATCCACGGGAGGCAATGAGCATGGGGAATTTTCTATGCCACATTTCCTTGATCATGAGAGCTTGAACGGGGAGTATTTCAACATTAAAGATGTGCTTGCATATAAAACAGAAATACTCTGGCTGCATCAGTAGCCATGTTAGTTTGAGATGGAACTCTTCTTCGGTTTCAAAATCAAACGGATTTATAAGATTGGATTCATCTACGTTAATATCCAACCAAGCATCTTCTATAGCGTTATTCCGATTGCTCACGGTTTACCATCTCTGAGACCCTGTTAAATATTTGCATGGCGCTTTCTTCTGCGTTCTCCTTCGTGTCGCAAAATAGTGTTTCAATACCATATTGCTCTTTATACTCGCAAATCTTTCGCCACATGAATTTGCCATTCATTCTGAGATATTTCCATCTTCTCGGGGGGATGGTGCTTCCTTTAGGAAACTGCATCAAGTTGTCAATCGAAAATTCGCATAAAATATATGCCCATCTGAACTCAGACATTCTTTCGATTTCTGCATCAAACTGCTTCTGTTTCTTGCCTAGATTCATAGCCAGTTCGCCAGTGCTAGCTTTGCGTTCTATGCATAGAACGTCTTCCAGCCCCACCAAGGTATAATCGCCTGTCTTCAATCCGCGCTGAATG